TCCATAGTAGTAGGATTATTGAGAGTAAACACCCAGTTTTTGACACGAGCCGCATTCACCATTGGATTTTGGATTGGGGTGGGGGTAATACTATTCCCCACCCTTTTATATCCCTAATCCATAAGGGTTCATTGTGACTACGACGTGAGAGTCATATGACCGAGACGTCTCAGTCACAAAACCCGTGTTTCAAGAAATTTCAAGAAACATTGTGATTTCTACCTGCTAGACCTTCGGCCAGCAGGCTGGAAAAATCAAAGATTTTTCGCAGTAGAAATCGGTTAACTAAAATTTGGTTCAAGGATAGACCACTGGAGCGAAGGAGACCAGTAGGTTCTATATTAGACTTTATCAGCATTTGCATTTTGTTCATCAACTCTAAGAAAATCACCACTTGAGACTTGACTATACACATTAGCAAAATAACAAGGACGCCGATAATTATTTTGAAGCGGAACATCATTGCGTAAAGCTAAAGCTGCTCCATCTACTCTCATCCCAGTACTTTCAGGTACAGTAATGGTACCATGAATAGTTCTTTCAACTAACAATTGATTTGGTTGATTAGCGATAAGGCCTCCGGACCATCTTCCGGCCTTTGAACCTTCTGAGCAAAGATCCTGTTTAACAACCCACATTAAACATCTAGACCACTTCTGAACAGGTTGCAAAACACCTTCAAGAGTATTAAATACTCCTTTATAATATTTCGAAAAGTCCACATCTAACATTTTCGGTCCCTGCAAAAAATAGTTCCAGTCCTGTCCTGGTTCCAACTTGACATTAACCTTGCTGCTTTTAAAAATAGTATTAAACGCAGCCAATCCCAACGGACTAGTATGCAACATTGTAACACCAATATTTCCTACATTTTGTCCCGTTTTGTTCCCTTGATTCAAAGCATACAACCAGGAATCATGTGGATTAGAACTTTCACCCGGAGTAGGATTTAGAGCAGTTCCTGCTGTACTAACACTTGTCTGTCCATCAAACATAGCCCTCTTCGGTTCACAGATATACAAATCAATAGTCACCGTTCGCTCGGAATTATTTTTTACATATATCTTTTCATACGAATTCAACACAGTAAATTTAGCTGTACAAGCTAAAGATGATGTGTTGTTGGTTGGCCGATTCACATCGGCCCCAGTTATATCAGTAACTCCGATGGAATCAGCAAAACTAGTTTTCGATCTAGCACCATCAGCCTTTCCATTAAATAACACCGATGCTTGATGCAAAAACTCCAAAGCTGTAAAGGAAGCATCAAGCCCTAACGTATCTTGAAACCCAGAGGTTGCTGACTGTGCATTGATATTTGGCAACGCCTTTTCAGAATAAGTGACAACCTGATAGGTACCACGAATTTTCTTTTCTTCAATACACTTGTTCACTTTAAGCCGCAACTCCTTAGAAACTTTAACCTTTTTAACTTTCTTCTTCCCTTCCTTGCCTTTAACAGTCACTTTCACGGCTCTAGAAGACCCTTTGGTACCTTGCGTGTACGTTTTCGACTTTTTAGAATTATTATTACTAATAGAAGCCATAGACCCAGTAGACCTTCTTCTTTTACGATTTTCAGTTTCACCTGCATATTGGGCTATAGAAGCAGCCAATCTTGCAGCATTATACGGAGTAAAAATATTACCCGTAACGGATCTTGTGGATCCTATAGTGGAACTAGTAGAAGGACGTCGAACTGGAGGCATTTAATTGGTTAAAGAATGTTTATTATATCCCAACGATCCGCACTAAGCTTACTAAGATCAGGATGAAAATTAGCAAAGCACACCACATGAGGAGGGTTAAAGACCATTCTTCTAACCTCGTATTTCGTTGAAAGAAAATACCCGTTTTTGAAGTTTTCAATAACTTCCCAGGGTACCGCATCTTCCCTAGATCGGGCAAAGTCGAAGAACACAACATTTTCAAAATTATAGGCGTAGTAAATGTCGGAGTGCTTGCCACCGGTCACTATCATTGAGCTCTTCTCCTGATAATGCCTTGCGAAATAACTCTTCCCCGCGTTGCCCGCCAGATCTACGTACCACACCACCTTTCTCGGGTGTGGTGGGAGGGCTAGGTACTTGACTAGATTCTCTTGCCAGGGTCTGTCAGGGATTAATTCTGGGACACAGACCTTCTTTTCTTCCTCTCTTCTTAAAACTCTTTCAACGAACCGAGGGTACCTAACTTTAACCGAATAATACCTTGCAGTTACAGCTGCAAATTGGCCCAATAGTTCATCATGGGTTATTGCTCCAGCTCTGGCAGCCGCAATAAAGTCCTCCAAATCATTCCTTTTTCCAGCTTCGGATATTTCACCGAATTCAAAGGGACCATCCAACCTTCCTTCTTCTTTCTTACAGTATTCAGAAGCCTGCTTTGGTGTACCTCTTGCTTTTTCTAGGTGAATGCGTTGACCCAATATATCTTTGATAGTAGTCATTCTTACTTGCTTTTTCCATTGCAAGTACCCTTGAAAGTGCACCGTTCCCTGAACACCTCTTTCTCTTTGGTAGACAACATATCTGCAGTGGCCATTAGCAACCAAATTGTCCATGCGATAAGAATCCATAGTAGTAGGATTATTGAGAGTAAACACCCAGTTTTTGACACGAGCCGCATTCACCATTGGATTTTGGATTGGGGTGGGGGTAATACTATTCCCCACCCTTTTATATCCCTAATCCA